TAAATGCTACACCAGTTGCATCTAAAAGATTTGACCAATAAAATTCTGGTGCAGTAGTTGCATTTGCAGAATTATAATCATATAAAATTATTGGCTTTGGTATATAATTTGAATAGTCTGTTTTAAGTACATATCCTACTTGTAAAAGTGCGTTTAAATTATTAAAGTTTAAATCTTCAAACGGTAGTTTAACAGAATATTCTTCTCCTTCTGCCGGAGGACTATTTGAATAACGTAAAGAACCGTAAGGAATTCCATTTATTGATTCAAAACCTACGTTTATAACTGAATCGCTTTTCTCATAATCAAAGTTTATTTTCTTATGCGTTTTTACTCTGTTTAAAGTTTTTTTGTCTTGTATTACGTATTTTGTAATATCTACGTCTGAACCTGCATCATAATAATTATCAATAGTTTCTACGGTGTAATTTATTCCGTCATTTGAAAAGCAAGTTAAATTGAACATTTTTAAAATACCACTAAAAAAATCTTCTATTTTAATTTCTGGCATATATGCAGCAATGGAAATATTTGCTATTGTTACTGTTTGATTTGATGTCTTTGTTAATGTTTGTGAATAAGAAAAGTAACCAGCTTTTTGTGCATCGGTTTCGTTTAATATTGTAGTATTAAAAGTTATATTTGAATCTGAAACAATATAATAAGTGAAAATTTGATTGTCAAAATTACTTTGACCAGTAACACTTTTATTTAACATAACAAAAGATTGTGCTCCAATTATAGAAACAGCTTTTATAGAAAAATATTCAACTCCATCTTTTAACAATATTATTTTATAAGTAATATTAGCTACAGTAGGTGTAATTGTTATTGTCGATTTTACATTATAATATGCAGTTGGTGTATTCTTAAAATAAAAAGTACTATTAGTAGTATTTGCTACATTTTTTATTGTATCAGCAGTCTTACTTTGAAATGTTATTTGTATTGGTTCAGCTTTATATTCAAATGTATCTGCATTCTTTAACCATAAATAAGCATTTGTAAACCTTGCATCATATAAAAATGTGCTCGGCTCTGCAGTTGTTCCATCAAAGTTAATTCCGAAGCGTTGCTCAATCATATTAAAAACCGCTCTTAATCTTAAAGCTGGAAACAATTCATTGTATCTTATTGGATAATCTTCATTTGCTATATTATTTGTTGCTCCATTACCGTCACCATATCCCCATAATCTTTTAGAACTAATTAATGGAAACATTACATCTTCACTTGGACCATCGCCAGTGACTTTTGATAATACTTCATCTGGTGTATAATTAAAATCATAAGTAGTACTTGTTAAATCTTTTAAATATAAACCCGCAAACGTATCTTTTAAGTTACCTAATAATCCAATAAAAGTGATTGAATAATCTTTCGCTTGTCCATCTTCTAAATTTGCACTTTCTAACTGAATTTTACCTCTACGAAAAGTAATAGTATCTATTTCAATATAAGCATCTGACTTCACTAATGTACTGAATGGCTCGTCGTTTGAGTTGTCGTACCAATGCCGAAATATTTTATTATTTTGTTTTGATGCAGGAACTGTAAACGTTTGGCTAAAATCAGTAAAGGTTTTACTAATATCGTTGATGTTTTGTATAGAACTAACTACCGATATTTTTTCGTCGTCAAATAAATCTACTCGGTTGTATTGTTCTGTATAAACATCTTTTATGTATATGGCTACTGCTAACATTATACTACATCATTTATAAGGTTATATGCGTATTCAAAATCCATTTCGTAGTTTATCAATCTATCTTTTAAACTTGTCTTTAAATCACTTCCTTGTGTCTTTACAGTTACAGGTTTACCATCTAATAAAACAGTTTCAGATAATAATAAATCAGTTATCAATTCAGAATAATTTTCATCTACAAATCCTGTATTTAATTTTACATTTTGTTTACCATTTGTATTAAATGTTTTAAACTGACCTATCGAAGTATTATAATTTATAGCACTTTGAGTTAATTTATAATCTGTTCCTTTTACTGCAATTGTATTAGTTTGTTGTTTAAAGAAATTTAAAACTTCCCAACCTCCATATCTATTTATAAAAGTACATTCAACAGGCATATATTTACATTCTTCATTTGAATAAACAAAAACCGCATCTGAACCAATTAATGTTGAACTTGCATTATAAAAATTAACTGTTAATGCACAACCATCTTGAAAATTTACATTTGTTGGATGCAATGTTAATGGTATTTTAAAATTATATATACCATTTAAACTACCAATAGTTTGAGTTACGGAATAAGTATCTGCTAAATTAGTATATACAATATTTATATAATAACCAGTAGTAAATTCACCTAACCAATTAATATAATTTTTTAAAGAAGAACTTGATTTTATTATATTTTTAGATATAAATTGATTTGATAAAAATCCAGTAGTTACATAATTAAAAATAGCGTTTACTCCTTGACTATAAATTGTAAAACCATTTACACCTACATAATCTGTAGTATCTAAAAGTGTATATGTACTTCCAACTAATTTATATCTTTTAACTCTAAAATTTACCCATTCATTATTATCTTCATAAGATGGTGAACTTGCTATTTTAGTTGGCTTAATATTATCTATAAATTCTTTAACATAATTAGAAACGTTATAAGAAGTATTAATTTGTGATGCACTTGCAATTGATTTTGATAAAGAATAAAATCCAATTCCAGAAGTTGGTATAGAATTACCTTTATTCCAAATTGATAACTCTATCTTACTTCCTATTTGTCCACTTTCATTTACCTCAATAATAAATGGACTTCTTACTTTTACTACTTTCATATTGTATGGTATATTGTGTCAATCAAATTTTCATCTAAATATATTTCTTCTTTACAATCCCATTCATTTAAATATATACTTGAATCAATTATTGTATCGCTTTCTATTGTGAAAGTTGGATATTCTTCTTCTTCTTTATATATTTTTATTTTATGTTTATATATTTTCATTTTATATCTTTTAAATTATAATCTACCATTGTTTCTACATCTTGCCCAAATGCTTTTAATAAATCTACATCTATATATTTTTTATACCCTGCTTCAAATGGTTTAGTGAAAAATAAAATTGGTTTAATTCCATTCATAAATATGCTTCTTGCTATTGCGTATTGTAAACCTTTTCTTGATTGAAATTCTCCTTTAGCATTTCTTGGTGCTATTCCTTTTTTTACTATCCATTTGTCAAATGCTTTAGCAGGAGGCATTTTATTTTTATAACTATATGGTGTATTATATTTTTTAATCTTACCAGAAACTCCTTTATCCTGATAAACACCATAATCAACCATAGAAAACCCAACTATGTTAAATCCATTATCACTTACAATTTCACCTTTAATAGAATTATATAATTCTTTAGAACTATTCTTTCCACCTTTAGTTAAATTACTTCTTGATTGTTGAATAACATAATCCCTAAATTTAATTAAAGTCTTTTGAACTTCTAACATTTGCTCATTTGGTTTTGAATTACCATATCAAAAGTAACTGTAACTCCTGCCATTTTATTTTCAAATCTTTCTGTAAAAAATTCACAAGATGGTGTACCTGCTAATTCATAATCATCTCCAAATTTACCCATTCTTAATACTTCCAAGAATCTATTAACTACCATTAGCTGTGTATTTAAAACATCTTGCTCATTGTCATTACCTAAAAATATATCTGTTGTTAATGATTTACTTTCATCAACTATATCCATACATAATATAGATACATTGTAACTCCAAGTTGAACCTAAATAAGTTGCTGAATTAATTATAATATGACTCAAAGGAAAGATTGTAAGCTTGTTTAAATCAACTTTAAATATATCTCCAATAGTAACTGTATTTACAAATAAATCTTCCTTTAATTGGTTCTTAATTGCTTGTGTTATTTCGTAATAATGTGATGTCATCTATTCTGTCTTTTAATTAAATCAGCTTCTATTTTATTCTTTTCTTTTTCAAATGTTAGATATGTTAAACATTGATTAATTGGTAATCTTGTAACTGCGTCAAATCTGTTAAGGTCTCCTTGAGCAAGAGCATAGATTGAACTATACCATCCCCACTTTTGTCCGAAGTTTGCCGTTGCAGAATATTCTGTACCTCCTTGTCCTTCTCCAAATAAGCTATCGTAGCTTTCAATAATTCGTTGCCTAAACTGTAAAAAAAAACCGTTGCACCTAAACAAACATCTAATGGTGCAAACTTCATTACTTCAGCATATGTTATAGTTCCATTATAATCCTCAATCTCATATGTGCCATTTAAGCCCTTCTTTTTAATTGGTCTATATAATACTGCCATTGCTTTATGTATCTCATCCCAATCAGTTATATAAGTATCTAAATCAGTATATTCTCCAAATGTCATTTCATCTAAATTAGGAATAAAACCAAATTCAGTTCCACCCATTTTAAATGTAGGTATAAAAGAATGATTCTGGTTAAACATATTTCCTATTGATGTAGTTATATCATTTACATCTTTATATTTAATTGAGGCAACTTCTTTTAAATCTATTCCGCAAAATATCTGTACCATCTTTTGATGCAGAAATTCTGTATCTTCATTGTCTTTAGCTATCTTTAAAAAAGCCTGATATTGTGAAAGTTTTATTTCACTTAATTTAGTTGGTATTGTTATTTCTAATTTCATTTGATTTGTTTTTTATAATAATAAAATAAAGTGTAAATTGTATTAAACAAAAAAAAGACCAGAAGGCTGTTCTTACGGGAAGCTCTACTGGTACTTTAATTAAATTACTAACCTTGTGTTTTTCTTATAGCCATTTCGAATTATCAGTTCCGATGCTTACATAAGAGCAGGTTTACTGACTAATGATTTGCTTGTACTCCAGATTACTGTTAAACCTTTTTCATCCTTTTAGCACCATCATTAATTAACAGTTAGCATTAGTAATCTCTTTTATATCTATTGCAAAGAAGTTTTGTGTAAACATATCTTTGAATAGTGTAATAACCATTTGTTCGTTTTCTGCTATTATTTTAGCATACTCATAATCTTTCTCATTGTCAGCATATCTGTACCAACCTTTAACTTCATATTGTTTCATATTTCTTTTGTTTTATATTATGTACAAATATAATCATTTTGTTTTAAATACAATACATTTAACATTTATTTAACTATTCAAATAAGCACTTGCAACTTTATACATCTCTTGCATCTTTTTAATCTCACCTATATTACGTGGCAAATTAATAACCACTTGTACATTCTTTATGTGGTGAATATAACATTGTATTGTTGCAATCATTTCTCCGTATGTCATTAGTATATAAAGTAAGTTCCTTTGTTAGGATTCTCTAAATGTGATGTTGCTGCATATCGCATAGCATCTATTGCGTGATTATAAGCATCTATTGGTTTATTCATTTTAACTCCTGTTTTATCTACCATCCAAATATAGTTTCTTAATTCATTTATTAGATTCTTACTTCTTGATGTGATATATATCTTGTTTTGATTGATTAAATTAATGCCATATACGATACTATCTTTTCCTTTTGATACAGGTAATACATTATGTCCATAACTATTCAATTCAGCTATTGATTTAGGTTCTGCACTATCAGCATAAACAATATCATTTACTTCATTTGCTTTTAATAGATTAGATATTTCACTATTCAATAATCCTTTCTTATAAATAACCTCATCAAATATATAAGCATCATTGTATTTATACATAGCAACTAAACTTGTAGGGTCATTACTGTAACCAAAATCCATTCCGTAACATAATATTCTTGCTTCTGTTGGTAAATCTATTTCATTCCAATCTGTAATACATACACCTTCTAAACTACCTGTTTGTCCAAGTCCATATACTTGCCACCAATTTGCCCAATAAGAACTTGTTAATGCTTTTATCTTTGCTGATTCTATTTCTTTTATAATAGTTTCACTTAATGCTTCATTGTCTAAATAAGTTAATGTAATAAAGTCTATATTATCTTGAGTTAGTATTTCTTTGTCTACCCAAAATGTAGAAGCAGGATTATAATCTAACCATATATCGCCTGATGTTCTAATTGCCATTTGGTAATAGCTTTCAAAATCTATATTGTTACATTCGTTTACGTATAATATGTTCCTTCTTGCACCTCTAAGTTTATCAGGTTGGTCTACAGAAAAGAATTCAATATAACTACCATTAGCAAATGTGTATTTTAAAGTAGACTTATTAAACTGGTCATCATTATATCTACCTAATGCCATTATAATCTTTAAGAAGTCTTTTAAAGCACCTCTACGTAAATGTGGTATTGATTCAGATACTACACTTATTTCAAGCATTGGTTCTTTTATTGCTTTATCAATTAACAAAGGAAGTATTCCAAAAGTTTTACCTGCTGAAGTACCTCCTCTAATAACTTTAATACGTTGCTTTAAACGTGATAACTTTTTTATTGCAGTAGTTAATACAAACTCCATAAGATAATCGTTTAAATATCATCTAAAACATCTATATTGAATATAGGTTGTTCATTTGTTACTGTAATATCTTTTGTTTCTCTTGGTTTACCAGCATAGTAATTATAAAACAATTGAGTGAATTTAAAATCTCCATTCTCTAATCCTTTTTCTAACGCCATAAATGCTAATGGTTCTAATGCTCCAAGTTTTTCAATCAATGCAACTTCTTCTGATTTAGATTTACGACCTGCATTTTTATTACCTCCGTTATATTTTCTTTTATCTTCCATACTATAATCATTTAATATCATTATTGAATTAATAATAAATAAAACTTATAGTTGTTTAAATATATTTAAAATCACAAATCATATCTGTTTTCCTTCCGGTAATTAAATTATAAAATATCGCTTTAGATATGTTATTCATTTCGTAGCATTGTTTACCATTCATATAAATTTGTCCATCTGATAATCTTATAACTCTTTTACTTTTACAACCTCCTTTTTTTATTGTACTATCTATTATTAATGTTTCACCTTTATCTAAAGCATCAATAGTTTTCCAATCATTTTCAGTATAATATTTTAATTGTTTATCCCACAATTTATTTTTGTTATCTTTTCTTAATATATCTATAACTTCTAACATTTTTTTCATCTTATTTCTTTTTAAATTGTTCAAACCATTCTACTATATTTTGTTCAACAAAGTGGGCTTTTGTAAGTAGTTCTAATACTTCTTCTTCACTATAACTTATAACTTATAAAGGACTCCTTCTTCATGCGCCGCCTCCACCTTGCCTCAGAATACTCCCCTGAGTACGAACACCTCCTGCGGGCAGCCTCCGCGCCAGGGGCAAAGCCTATCGTGCTTCCCTTCGCTTCCCCTTCCCAAACCCTTGCTGTGCGGGCTAAGCTTTATGCTTACTTCAGGGCACTGCGAACCGAGGCCCTGCGACCTGACCTTGCGCACTTGACTTCCCTTATAACAGTAACCCTAAGGGGGGATCGCATGGCCCTGACCCTCTCCCTCAGCTCCCAGAACTACGACAACGAAGCAATTCGAGCTGCGCTTGCCCTTCCCAAGACCCCGCCACAGCTCCCTTTGCCGCCTGCC